CACCGACGCCAAGGGCAACGGCATCATAATCCACAAACAGAAATAACATGAACCAGTCCTCAACACACGACATCGTAACGGCACTCAAGATCGTCAGCTCCCAAATCGAATCACCAGATGGAGTCGCGCAAGCCCTCTGCCTCGAAGCAGCAAGTCGTCTCACTGACATGGTCAAGCTCACGAGCGACCTCACTGCACACGTCATCTCCAATCCTGTGCATCACCCTCGATGTAACTCCAAAACCAAGGGTACCTACTGCAATTGTATCCTGGCTCGCATCCTCCCCACATGAAGACCCCAAGACACGAGCAGCCATGGTACGAATGCCGCCTTGAAACCAACAAGAAGCCAGCCCCATTGACCGCAGAGGAACGTACCACCATGAGCGACATCAACCGAAAGCTCATCGAGGACGCCCCTCGCCTCATCGAATACGGCATCAAGAAAGGGTGGATCTCCTACCCAAAGAAGACTCGAGCCTACCACACATGGATCACCAAGGATAGTCCCCCACTCGAACAAGACGATTCGTCCGCGTTCGATACCAGTCCGTAGTCCAGCAACAAATCAACGACATGACAACGCTCCTCGAACGAGCGGCGCTTTGGCTCGCCAAGGTACCGCCAGCCATCTCCGGATCCGGAGGGCACTCACAAACCTACACCGCCGCCGTTGGCCTCGTCCACGGCTTCGGCCTGTCAGACACAGACGCATTCACACTCCTGTCCGATTGGAACCGCTCATGCCAGCCACCCTGGCAGGACCGCGAACTCCTCCACAAGATCCGACAGGCCAATGAGAAGTCCCACTCCAAGCCCCGCGGGCACCTCGCCAATTCCTCGGCAAGCAGCCCCGCTGAGCCATTGGACCTGACACGGGTGCGGTTCAGTAGGCCAAAGCCTGTGGAGCCTCCGCGGGTGCCAGAGGGGTCCGTGGAGCCGTCCGCGCCATCAAACCCGCCCGCAGCCCCCATACCGGCCTCGCACGACGCATCGGAGTTCAAGCGGTTCCTCACATCCGCCTTCGCGGCCACCGAGGTGGTCTGCATCTGCGAGCAGGTCGAGGATGGTAGGCCAATCAGTGCCGGCTCATTCCTTCCCCTCGAGGACTGGATCGCTCGCTTCGATGATCCCGAGTCCATCCTGTTCCGCAGCGACCGAACCGATGGCGTCTTCGTACGCATCAACCCGTTCAAGCCCAACCTCTACAGCGGCTCCGACAACGATGTCAGCGCGTACCGCCATGTCCTGGTGGAGTTCGATTCCAAACCCAAGGCCGAGCAGGAACAGCTCCTCCGCTCCTCGGGCCTCCCCATCAGCGTCCTCATCGACTCCGGTGGCAAGTCCATCCATGCATGGGTCCGTGTCGATGCCCCCAACCGCAAGGAATGGGACGCCCGCAGGGACCTCATCTACTCGGCAATCCCCGATGTCGATCCCAAGAACAAGAACCCATCGCGCTTCTCCCGGCTCCCCGGCTCCTGGCGGGGCGAAGAGAAGCAGAAGCTGTTGGACATCAACCTCGGCGCTCGATCATGGGAAGATTGGCTCACCGATCGGGAGACCGATGATGACAAGGCCACCGTCGTCACGGTCAAAGACCTCATCAACTTCGACCCGGACAACGATCCGGATAACCTCATCGGCAAACGGTGGCTCACACGCGGCTCCTCCATGATCATCTCCGGTGGCACCGGCATCGGGAAGTCATCCCTGATGATGCAGATCGTCATCCAGTGGGCCATGGGCAGGGACTTCTTCGGTGTTGCACCTGTACGACCACTCCGCATCGGTATCGTCCAAGCCGAGAACGACAAGGGCGACCTCGCCGAAGCATTCAAGGGCGTCATCAAGGGGCTGAACATGCACACGCCCGACATCCGCATCCTCCAAGAGAACCTGCACTTCCGCACCGAGGCCGTCCGCACCGGTGACGCATTCCTGGCCTACGCGAAGAGATTCATCACCCGATCGAAGCTCGATGTCATCATCGGTGACCCGCTCTTCTCCTACTTCGGGGGAGACCTCAGCGACCAGGGCGAGGTCAGCACGTTCCTTCGGAACAAACTCCAGCCCATCCTCCACCAGACCAAGGTCGCTTGGATCTGGATGCACCACATCAGCAAAGCCCAGCGGAAGGACGGCGAACCCATGACCACCATGGAACTCGCCCACTCCGGGTTCGGATCCAGCGAACTCGCCAACTGGGCTCGGGAGATCGCCGTCTTGGTAGAAGTAGGCCAGTCGAAGCCCCGACGGTTCCAACTGGCCTTCTGCAAGCGCGGATCAAGGCTGGATGCTAACTCACTACATCTTCAGCATTCTCCCAAGGATATTCTGTGGGAGCAGTGGAATCCCATGGTGATGACCGGGGCGCAACTGAAGGAGCCGCAGCCACCGAAGAAGCCTTCTTATCCTCGTCGAGGGCGTCGCGCATAGCCTTAAACCAGTCCTCTCCATCAGCCGCTTTCTCTTCGGGGGGAGCGGCTTGTTGCTGTTGGGGTTTCGAATCCAGATCATCCTCCTCCGAGTCGGCCACATCATCGGTCTTCCTGCCTCCCTTGCGACGACGCAGCCACACAACCTCGCCCTTCACCTTCCGAAGCTCCGATCTCAATGATGATATATCACGCTTCAGCTCTGTCACAGTGCTCATCAATAGTGATATCTTGTCCACCTCCTCAGCAGGAACCCAATCACAACCACGCCACTGGCGATGGATACGATCGAATATCAATACCGCGCTCTTCATGTGGCGCATCGAATCAAACGCACGAAGCGCACGGCCAAGATCGCATTTCAGATTCTCGCGAATGTAGGTCACGACCTCGGACCGAGTAGGGTCGGCGTCGTGCCTCATCGGCGGCATCAGGCGGAACATGGCGCGGAGGGTGGAACCGTTCTCTAGATAACTCATAGGAGAACCAAGGTACGTTCTCCCGGGGCACCCGTCAAGTATCCAGAAGGAACTTCCAATCACGGTCCCAGAAAGTTCCGCGCCCCCCCCGCTATCTCCCCTAAAAGGGAGTCTTACTACTCCCTTAAAAGGGAGTCAAAAATAGCATCGCCGAGACGCTGCGGGGGCGTTTTAAGACGCCCCGCGCTCGGCGGCAATTTTTGAGAACCCCTGATTCCGGATTGCGAAACTTGGAAGCAGTGGGTCTGGGGATCCGGAGGGTGGGAGCAGGGGGGGGCGGGACGCTGGGACCGGAATGGCTGGTCCGATGGATGGATGTGGATGCCTCGCAATCGATCAGAAAGGGGTCGCCAGTGCGTCGGAGGGGGGCTTCCGCATCAAATTGCGAAAGCGGTATCCGCGGGGCTGGAAACGGAAGGGCCGAAACCGCTCCATTCTGCCGCTCCATGCTCCCCACGGATGATTGGCCAACTCGATCCCGCTCCATGATGAGGTATCGGGGCATTAGCATTTCTAATTTCCGAATTCCGAATTCTGTATGGCTTATGGAGGATTGGGGAATAGTGATAAATCAGAAGAGTGGATGCGGGCGCTTGTGACATAAGGGGCTGGCGCTTGTGTTAAATCGAAGCCGTTGGACATTGGGTGTCCTAGGGGGGGGCGGGCGGAAAGGAAGGAAGGAAGGGAACCGAGTGGACACCGAATCCGGGCAACAAAAAACCCCGCAGGGCGAACCATACGGGGGCGAAGGGGGGGGATGGCCTACTCGTCAACCGTTCCCGGCTAGGGCTGAGAGAACCATAAGGGCAACGAAGAGAGCGCCAAGGAGAAGATAGCCTAGGGCGCGGAAAAGGTCGCTCATACCGCGTACCTTTCGGCAATGTCTCCCCAACAGCAGAGACGATAGTGCCCGTTGAATTTCAAGACCGTCGTGACGTATGGGTCACCTACGTTCAGGTAATAGCACCAACCCTTTTCGGTCTCGAAAGCCTCAACCCCATGGGTCTCGAGCAATTCGTTCAGGCATTCCATCCGGAGGTCCCGGGTTGAAGGCGGGTTGTAGCATTCCCGAACCCGTGCAGCGCCCGCGGGCAATTGCTCGAGCTCACGACGGCTCATCCGGAAGATCTCCTTCGCCCGCTTTCCCTTTCCGGGGAAAACTGCCTCGAGCGAATTGACAGGGGGGGAAAGGAATTTCACTTGGTCACTCCTTCCTTGAAATGCGTGGCTCCGGTTCCATGGGGGGGAATATGGACAGACTCGAGTCCGCCCCGAGCACCCGCGCATATGAGACAATCCATGCAGGGGGTTCCGATGCGTTCACTGGCGCAAAGGGACTCGCCAGGGCTAGCTTCGGAGCCGACGCGAAAGGTTGACCAGCCAAGGGAACGGGCAATGACCAGTTCCGCCACGCTGTCAACGGAGGCCATCAAAAGGGAACGCCAAGGTTGCAAAGAGGGTTTTCTCCACTGATGGGTATAGCCTGTGTGCCCGCTTGCAACGCCCGCAATTGCTAGCGCAAGGGAAAGCGGCAAATGTGTCGGGTCCCCGTAGGCTCCGAAGCGAACTTTCCGGCCTGCGAAACACTCGAGACTACGCAAGGGAGAGTATCGGCCCGCTTTCCACGCTTTCCAGATTCCTTGGGGGGCTTGGCCAGGATTTACGTAGCATGAGCGGCCTACTCCAAAGCGACCGTTTTCTTCGTGCCCGCGATGGACGCAATTTCCGCAGATTAAACGGTCCAACCCCGTTCGAATTGCTTCGGTAGGGGAAACGGCTTTGACAAGAATCCAAATTTGGATCATGTCGCCCGTCTTCCGGTTGTCACTGGCGGTCTCGAAGCCCGTTGCAATGATGACCCTTTGAGAGTCTTCATGAAGGATAAATCCGTTCATCGGGAACCTCCGTCGGAAATTGGAGCGATGGACCGGAGCAATTTAGTCGGCACGGGCTTTCCGTCGCCATAGCGTGCGTGGGCTTTATATTTGTGCCCGCCCGCTTGTAATGAGCGCCCATAACCCGTCCAAGTAAGGCGAACCCGTCGCCCGTTGACTTCACCTAGGACACCATCGAAACGGAACATGGATTGGCGCACGCATGCGTGCACGTAGCAGTGCCCATATCTACGGGTGCATTGAACGTAGGCGATTAGGTTCGGTAGGTAATGGGAAGGGTTCAATTTGCACCTCCGATCCAAAGGGATTGTTCCCAAAGTCCGTTGAGGACAATTAAGGTGATGATCGCGAGCCAAAGAAGGGACGCGAGGATGCGTTTTGAGCGTGTTTTCATGATGTTTTGAATGCCCCCATATCGGAGAGCGTGAAGGGATTAAACCAAAGGAGGCTGCACTTGTCAACGTCGGTTCACATTTATTTCAGAGTGGTTCACTTTGTGGGGCAAAGTGAATCCATGGCCAAGGTGAAGGAAAAGGAAGTAGTTGTGGTGGAAAGGGTGGAAAGGAAAGAGGCACCAATTCCTTCTGTCCGGAAGCCACTAAAAAAAGGTCCTCCACCAAAGGAGGTTGCTCCTTCCAATTGGAACCGGGTCCTCGACGGCGCTTCACTCGGGATCCCTTTCGATCGCTTGTGTCACCTTGCAGGCATGACGGATAAAACCTTCGCCAAGTACTTGCTGCGATACCCTGAACGAAAGGAGGAGATCGATGCTGCGAAAACCAGGGGCGAGTATGACCTCACATCAGTAGTCCGTTCCTGCGGTCCAGGATGGCAAGGCTCCGCTTGGTTACTGGAAAGAACCCGAGGCTATGTCGCTCGTGCACAACTCGAACATACTGGTAAAGGAGGGAAGGAGTTATCGGTATCCGGAGCCCTACTCGGTGCCTTCGGAGGAGGGAAGTAACACTTCTATGCATCCGAGTCCAATGGATCAGGAACCAATGGATGGCAGTTCAATGCATAGGACCACGGGGTACCAGGACCCCCAAGAGGGGGGTGGGTGTTACTTATATACCCC